CCTTTAATAATTTTTGCATCTTTGGCGACTTACTCATTTTCTTCATACCTAAACTGTTTGGTAGTTTCTTCTTCTTCTTACCATAACTCTTAGGTATATGTACATAAAATAAACCCATAATATATCCTCGTTAGTAATATAATTATATACTATATTAGTATACTTGTCAAGCTTCTCTTTTCTTATACTCCTCTGCAATCTGTTCTTGTGTCCAATCTTTTGCATACCATGTATACTCTTCATCAAAATCTTTCAATAACATGAAATCAGATTTTTGACCATAATTATAATAGTAATCTTCTTTTGCTGGTATCAGACCAACAGGTCCATTGTAAACATCAGGATATACATCCTTATATGTTTTAAAATAATCTCTATCATCTACGATATAAACTTCGGACTTTTCAAACTGTTCAGGATCCTCTTGATGTCTTTGTTTCTTTTCTGCCTTTGCATATGCTTTATCAGCCTTTGCTTTCATGATAAGTATTTTACCTTGCATCTCGTGTATTTGAGAATACGATACATTTCTGTATAGAGTCCAAGTATTTGCAAATGTACTACCACCATCTTGATGGCCAACATCCCAATAGTGTCTAGAATAAACTACATGAAACATTATCTACAGTCCTTATTTTTGTATTCATCTGATTGTAAATTACACTTATATTCTTTATCTGCCTTTGCTCTCAACTCTGCTGAGATACTATCTAACATAGATGGCAAATATTTTTGTAAAATTGATATTGTGTCAAGAGCATAATTATGAGCAAGTCTTGCCATTTCAGCTTCGAATACAGAAGAGTCAACTGAATTGCCTTGTAATTTTTGTTGAATTACATGACCAGCAATTGCTTCGTTCATGTCACTAGCAAAAGCAGAAGACAGGGTTAGAAAGAAATTTGCCCACACTAATATAAAAATCATAATTAAAAACTTTATCAATTTAAACATTTATTACTCCTATTGTATTTAACACAGCCATAAGTATTACATATAGCATCCATAATCCTACAAGTATAGCCATACCATTAACTATCCATGTTCCTACTAAATCTAAAAAATACTTCATACTGCCCACTTCTCTTCCTTCTTTACAGAATTATCTTTCATAAAATAACCATCTTCGTCCATGACTACAAATTTGTGACCTTGTTTAGGGTCATTAAGAACTCTCTTACCATAAGCAAATGCGGCTGGCAGAAATTCAAAACTTACAACCCATTCTACTTCGTAAAAGTTTACATAGTACATTACGCAACCTCCTTGAAACCCATAGTTGCAACAACAAATTTTCTTTTTGTTTCTTTGTCTTCAACTATATCACCAACACTTACAGAATACATATCAGTATTTGCAAATCTTTCTATTTGTGATTCTGGTCCCACGTTACCAACTTGAAAGACATCTTCAAGACTTCTAGCAGTTATATTACTAACATGAGAATAGTAATCTTTGTCAAGTGCTTCTCTTGCAAGTTTATCAACATCATCATTAAAAGTCATATTGATATGCATAAAGTGTTTTTCAACTGCATCATGACCTTTCGCATTGATAAGGTCGTCTTCTTCTTTGGTCGTATGTATCTGATATAATTTGAATTTTCGCATAGTGTAGTCCTTTGTGTGTTTTTTCATAATATAAGTATATTATACTAAGAATACTAGGACTTGTCAAGCACTATTCCATCAAAAAAACGTTGTAAAATCAATGGTTTATAAATTAATTGGAATTATTCCAATTTATTTTTGAGGGATTCTCTCAAAATACTCGAACCACCGATACGAACATTGATAATACCGTTATAATATTCATCTGTTAAGAGAACTTGTCTATCAAACTGTTCTTTTGCCTCAAGATAACTAAGTGTTCCTTTACTATTACAATAGTGTAATATCTCTCTAGTGAACTGTTCTTCACCTATTTCTTTAACATCTGCATTGAGGTGTTCAGAAGAACCCCAATAGGTTCTCCAGTCACTCTCTTTAGTAGAACGTCTTTTATTCTTCTTACCTTTGAGTGGTGGTTTGGTAACTTTAAATCTTGCAAGTTTCTTACCAACGTATTTTTTGTTATTTGTTAGATTTGTAATAAGATAAACGAAGCCCTCACAATCAAGTGGAAGTTCTTCAACTACTTTACCTTTATATATCCATTTAGTCCCAGTCGTCATCAATGTCTGTCACCGTTTCTTCAACTTCTTCGTGTTCAGAGCCACAGAATGGACAATATTGTTCTATATAATCTTCTGGTAAATCGTGTCTTACTATGTATGTTGCTGAGCAATTTTCACATACAGTTTTTAAATTAGGGTTCTTCATAGTTTAAATCCTTTAAATGTTTCTTTTTCAACATCTTGTTTTATGCCACCAACAATGTAACTTTCTATCTCAGTTTCTTGTGGTGCGTTTTGAAGTCCTCTACTATTTAACCAATGTTGTGTCCATGGTAATGGATTTTGATTAGTGGGTTGGTCATAAACAGCGTTAAGACCAATTGCTTTCATTCTTTTATTTGCCATATATTCTACATACTGATTAAGTAATGTATCATTTAGGCCAATCATAGAACCTTGATTGAACAAATATTTTGCCCAATCTTTTTCTTGTTGTACGGCCGTATCGTACATATCGTAAACTTGTTGTTCACATTCTTTCATAATCTTAAGCATTTCTTTATCATTTTCTTTTTTACGATAATTATTTATGATGTTTTGTGATACTGCAAGATGTAAATTTTCGTCTCTAGCAATTAGAGATATAACCTTAGCAGAACCTTCCATAAGTTTTAATTCACCAAATGCAAACGAGCAAGCAAATGATACATAAAATCTAATACCTTCTAGTATGTTTACATTAACTAGTGTTAGATATAAAAGTTTCTTTAATTCATACTGGTCGCCTTTACCAAATAAACGATATTGATGTGCATAAGTTATAAACTTATCATATGCTTCAGTTACAGTTTTTGCTCTATCCATAATCTCTGGTGTATCAATGATAGTATCTAATACTGCTGTTGGGTCTGAATAAACATTTTTCATTATGTGAGTATACGAACGACTATGTATTGTCTCACTAAAATCCCATGCAACTAACATAGATTCTAATTCAGGTAAAGAACAAAATGGTAAGAATGCCAGACATGGGCCGCGGCCTTGTACACTATCTAATAGTGTTTGATACTTTAGATTAGATGTAAAAATATGTTTCTGTTCTTCTGACAACTGTTGAAAATCGTTTCTATCTTTTTGTAAAGATACTTCTTCTGGTCGCCAAAAGAAACCCAACTGTTGTTGATTTAACTTTTCAAAGATAGGATATTTCTGTTGGTCATATCTTTGCGTGTTAGGCTCTTCTCCGAAAAACATAGGTTGTTTTAGAAAATCTACTTTGTTTGTGTTAAACGTTTTAGACATTATATCGCACACGCCTCACAGGACTCTTCGTCTTCTTCATTGATAATTACCTCTTTAGTTTCTTTTACATCATCATGCCACCCAACTGAATGAGTAGGTTCTTCTACATCTGCCTTAGCATCATATGTGTTTTGATAGTATGAAGTTTTCCAACCTAGTTTATATGTGGTTAACAAGTCATTTGCCATTATTGAAACAGGCACTTCTCCGTCTTTGTAGTTTTCTGGATTATAACTCCAGTTACCACTTATTGCCTGGTCAAAATATTTTTGCATAATAGAAATACTATTAATATATCCTTCGTTACTTTTCATATCCCATAACAATGTATAAAAATTCTTTAATCTATGATAATCAGGAACTATTTGTTTAAGTGTTCCTTTTTTACTTTTCTTAATCGAAAGAAAATCACGAGGTGGTTCAACACCGTTAGTAGCATTTGAAACAACTGAACTACTTTCTGAAGGCATTTGAGCCGATAGTGTCGAGTGTCTTAATCCACTTTTCTTGATATCTTTTCTTAGAGCATTCCAATCATAACTTAACTTTCTATTGACTAAATCGTCAACATCTTTCTTGTATGAGTCTATCGGCAGAATACCATCACTATATTTAGTCTTATCAAAATATTCACAAGCACCTCTTTCTTGTGCAAGTTTATTAGATGCCTTCAATAGATAGTATTGAAATGCCTCTGTAATTTCATCAACTAGTTTCCATGCCTCTTTGTCATCATACTTAACTTTATTCTTTGCAAGAAAATGAGCAAGACCTATATAACCAATACCTAAACTTCTTCTCGATAGTGTAGATTGTTTTGCAGCTTCTACTGGATATTCTTGATAGTCGATTACTTCTTCTAATGCTCTTACAGATAAGTCACATAAGTCTTCTAACTCTTCCTTGTCTTTAATAAGACCTAAATTGATAGCAGATAGTATACATAACGCAATCTCACCATCAGGGTCATCTATGTGTTTTATAGGCGTTGTTGGTAATGTAATCTCTTGACATAGATTAGACATATAAACTTTATCTTTAAAAGATGAATGACTGTTACAATGGTCAATATTCATAATGTAAATACGACCTGTCTCTGCTCGTTCTTTTAATAGGTCCATGAATAAAACTTGTGCTCTAACTTTCTTTTTACTGATAGATGTTTTTCTTTCATACTTCTCATACATCTCGTCAAACTCAGGCATACCAAATGCTTCGTATAAGTCAGGACATTCATGTGGTGAAAATAAAGTTATATCTTCATCTTTAATAAATCTTTCATAAAATAATTTAGATACTTGTATAGAGTAGTCTAGTTTTCTTACTCTATTATCTTCTGTACCTTTATTGTTTTTTAAAACAAGTATATCTTCTATTTCTTGATGCCAGATTGGGAAGTGAACTGTTGCTGAACCTCCTCTGACTCCGTTTTGTGTGCAACACCTAACCGTTGCTTCAAATTTTTTAAGGAAAGGAATGACGCCAGTATGTTGTATCTCACCACCACGTATTTTAGAATTGATTCCTCGAATTCTGCCTGCGTTGATACCGATACCTGCTCTTTGGGCGACATAGCGACCAATAGCCATATCGGAGCTAAAGATAGAAGGAAGAGTGTCATCGCTGTCAACCAGTACACAACTCGCAAACTGCCTAAGAGGAGTACGAACACCAGCCATAACAGGCGTAGGAATATTAATCCTAAATCTACTAATAGCATCATAGTATTTCTTGACATATTGCAACCTACTTTCTTTTGGGTATTTAGCAAATAATGTAGCAGATATCATCATATACATAAATTGTGGGGTTTCGTAGACTTCGCCGGTACTTCTGTCTTGTACTAGGTATTTATCAATGACTTGTCGTAATCCTGCATAAGTAAAACTATAATCTCTTTCATGGTCAATCCACATACCCATTCTATCAACTTCTGCTTCAGTATAGTTTTCTAGTATACCTTTATCATATAACCCTAAGTCAATGAGTTTATTTATATGGTCTATAAACTTTGGGTGTTCCCATAGTCTATGAAACAAATTCTTACGAAGTGAGAATAAGAGTAACCTAGCCGCAACAAATTGATAATTAGGACTATCTAAACTGATTAAATCGTTTGCTGACTTAATTAAGATTTGTTGTATATCATCTGTTGATATACCATCAAAAAACTGTAAACCACTATTCATTTCAACGTGAGACGCACTAACACCTGTAATACCCTCTGTTGCAAACCCAACCATTGAGTGTATCTTGTCAATATTCAAGGACTCTTTGCCCCTACCATTTCTTTTTGTTACATTTATATTATCGTTAGAGACCATTTAAATTCCTTTCCAATTGTTTATATGTTGTAGTGCTGTGAGTCCGCTGTGTGTGTTATTACTTATAAGAGTTTGTATCTCTGTTGACGTTTTTCCTGAAATAATTATATCATTAATATCTTTATATTTTAGTGTCTTTGGCCACACAACTAAATTAAAGTTTTTATCAACAGCTTGTATCATACGATTGACTATTTCTTGATTGCGTGGTTCATTATCAAATATCATTGTACATTGTTCATGATTGATTTTTATATCTGCGTCAGCACCTGCAAGTGCAACAGCATTATCTAAAAATAGACTATCAATAGGTCCTTCAGTTATCATTACAGGTCTATTTAAATCTAATCTATCAAGACCATATATCTTTTGTTTTGTTTCATCAAACTTAATTGTAATGTACTTTGGTTGTTCTTTACCAAACGCACGACCTTGAAATGCAAAGAAGTTACCTGCTCTATCATAAAAAGGTATTACAACTCTAGGGTGGTCATCTCGTAAACTAGGAAATTTATTAGGTACAATACTATTAGTCCACTCATAAAATTTAGGACAAAAATAAAACTTATCCCATTGTTCTTTAGGGATTAATCTTTTGTATACAAATTGTTTTGCTGGGTGTGTTTGTACTAATTTATCAAAGCGTACTAATTCATCTAGTGTTCTCTCATAAGCTGTTTTCTTTTTTAATACTTTAGATGGTGTAAAATCAAACTCTGGTTTTTCTTCTTGTACTTTACCATCTTTAAATCTTTCAAATATATATTCTTTGTGCATAGTAGGGTCTAAAAACTTAATTAGATTACCTAGTGTTTGACCCATGCCACAATTATGACATTTAAAAAACATATCAGATTTTTTACGATAAACGAAACCTCTGGCCTTTGATGATGATTTTTTGGAATCACCACAATGAGGACATCTAAAGTTAAATAGATAGTCTGATTTTCTTTTAAATTTTTCTAATCTTGTTGAGAGAAGATTAAGAAACTTGATATCAATATAAGAAGACATGATGTTATTATAACAGAACTCTCACATAAGTCAAGCACTTAGAACATTTTAAATACTGGATTATTAGGATTAGACATCATGAGTCCAATAATAATAGAACCTCCAATAATTAACCAACGCCACTTCTCTAATACCCCAACTCTTTCAGATAGTTGAGTTCTAACAGCACGTATCTCTTCTAACATTTTAGCCTCAGATTGTATTTGAAACTCTCTTAATTCTCTACTATTGGTAGTTATTCTGGAGTGTAATTCTTTGAGGTCATTATCCCATTCTTTTCTTCGAGACTCTAAAGTAACGAAAATATCATCATCTGTTTGTTCTGCTCTTGTGATTTTTTCTTCTTGTTGAGCAATCATACCTTTTAATGATATGGTAATTTCAGTAAGTTTATCTACTGCAACTTCTAGACGTGAGTGAATAAGTTCACTAGTTTTAGCGTCTTTCTTGAGTAATGCAATATCTGTTTTGAGTTTTTCTAAGTCTGACATGCTTATATTTATTCTTGGTCTGATTCGTAGTATTCTTTATACTTGTCTAATATGGCATTTATTTCTACCATCTTATTTCTGATTTGTGCAAAGTTCTTTGCTAATAGTTCAAAGTCTTTATCTGATAATCCCCATAACACAGGGTCTATACCATCGGCCTCTAACTTCTTAAACATTTCCTCAGCATTTTCACTTGTGATTATATGCCATTTAATTTTCTCCATTTGTAATGGAGCTGGTTTATCTAAGTTTAGTTTAGCTCTTGGTACTTCTTCTTTAAATATACTTAATTCTTTTACACTACTACAACTAGTAAGGAATGTAATTAGGATTAGCGATAGAAGGACATTCTGTATTAATTTCAGACTTCTTTGTTGCATTAATCTCTTTCTCCGTCAATGGTGAACCACTTGCGATTTCTATACATCTACCTGCTTTGTTACTGGCAGAGTTAGTAATTCTTTCGATTGATTTAGTTCTTTCAATTGCAAGTCGACCAACATCTCTATTTTTTTTATTAAATCGTTTATCTAAATCAGCATAATCTGTTTTGAGTTTACCAATCAAATCATTCATTTCTTTGTTCGCTGACATTATAGCTTCAAAGTCTTTCTTTTGATTTTCTATTAGTGTCTTTTGTTCTGATACAGCACTTTCTAATTTTATTTGGTTAGTTTTTAGAATAGCGTTGTCTTTTTGTAGTTTAGTAATATATAAGTATCCACCACCTGCAGCTGCAAGTAGTATGAATGCCAACGCTATTCTAAATTGAATCATTATTTCACCTTCATCTTTGCGTCTACTTTACGGTGTTTGTTCCATGCTAAGAAACCACCTATTCTTAAAGCGTAATACGCCAAATAATTCATAGAATAAAAACCATTTACTTCTATATTAATATCTCTAAAAATTTGGTCTGAGGTTTTTTGGTCTAACAAATAACCCCTAAGAACTTTTGCCTTTTCTTTCTTAATGTCTTTCGGTTGTAAAGCTGCATACTTGTAGGCATAGTCATGAACAAGACCGCCTAATAGTAACACACCTACAGGTGATAAAAATGTATGCAAAAACTTAGGTATACTTGCACCATCAAATTTAAAACCAGCAGGTATTACAAACTTCTTTCCGTTTAATTCATATTCAAAATTCTTTGCGATTTCCCAATGTCTAGTACCAGTCAACCACATGAATATCATTTTGAAAAAGCCTTTACCTTTTGTAGCAATTTTAATAGGTTTCATTACAGGATAATCTTTGTATTTGAAATTGACTCTATTATCAACTTTCTTATCGAATAAGTTAATAATAAATCCTACGATAATTATTGCAATAAGTATAGTCCATTGCCAAAATTTCATAGCTAGAGTTATTAATATTTCCATAAAACTTAACCTTGTTTTTTAACCATTGACCAGACGCCCCAAGCGATAGCGGCGTATGCGGCCCATTTTACTAAAGGTCCACCTAGTACAACTAAAAGACCAAGCCCAACTAATGAAGCGCCTGACCATGTTGATATTTCTTTTACTCTTTCTTTTAACCAATTCATTAAATTATTCTCCTTTATTGAATTATCTCCCCATACTGCCATTTCAGCAGGTAGGTATAGATTTCTTAATAAGAAATCATTGCTTATTTCCTCTTTTTTAGTTCCTTTATCCATTTTTCTCTCACCTTCTTTACATTCTCTTTTTTTCGTAACGGATTAAGCGATGCTACAGGTTTAAGGTAACTAGTCGAGGGAACTTGTAACCCCATAGCATATTCTTTGACAAACTCTTTGTACGACTTTGCCATTATCTATTTAGAACCACGAACCTTTTTTGCTAAATCTTTATCAGCACCACCCCATGTACCAGATGATTTAGTTACAAAAGAATTTACTCGTGCAAATGCCCATTGTTGTTGCGTTGCACCAGGTCTATGTCCACCTTTCCATGCAGCCATACCTCTGTCATAAACTTTCTTTAGTATAGAATATGGCATACCTGTTTTCTTTGCCTTGTTTTGTAGACCTTTGATTGCTTCGTCTAAATCTGCTTCTTGCATGGCCATAGCCTTTAGATGTTTTACTTTTTCCTTAATCTCATCTTCAGGTACTTCTATATCAGGAATTGTTCTATCAATTGTTTCTTTAATTTTAAATCTTTTTAATAGTCTATCTTTCATAGTTTCTTTATCCTTCTTTTTTACGACTACAGTAGATGAATCATCTCCTGTCCCTACTACTGCTGTGCCTGTAGCATTTGCAGGTGCATCTTCACCATACATTTGTTTATACTTTTTAGTATGTGTAGATGTTTTTGTTTTTGCCTTTGCATCACCAGGTGCTGGCTTATAGTCTTTATTGCCATCTGATTTTTTATAAGTGCCTGCCTTTTTCTTAAAGAAAGCTGCTCTTTTCTTTTTTGTATCTTTATCTAATGTTTTGTAATATTTTTTAGGTTGTGTGCCTTTTACTTTTTTAACATCTTTATCTTGTGGTTGTCTATCTAAGTCATCATCTATTTGTTTCTCTAATGACTTTGCTTGTTTTGCATGTAAACCACTTGCCTTTTTAAGACCTTTGATAACTGTTTTGACTTGTGCTGTATCGCCTTTATCTAACTCTTCGTATTTGTCAGACTTTCTTTTTGTGCCATCTGCTCTAGGTATTAGACCCTTTGCTTTCAAATGTGCCTTATCTGTAAAACCTGCTTTGCCAGCTTTATATCTTCGCATAGCATCTGCTGTATTAGGCGTTGGCATATAAGTCCTCCGTTGTTAAATATACGTCTCTATATTTGAATACATCATATCCCATGATAGTATCTGTATTACCTTCAAATATAATCTCTTCATTTATATTTATGACTACTTCACCTTCTAAATCTGTGATATCTCTTTTTACTCGATAAGTACCAGGAATGAGAGGTTCTCCATAGTTCTCATCTAATTGAAACTCGAAACCATTTTCTTTTAAATGTTTGTAAACTGTTTTTTCTACTTCTAAATTTTGACCATTCTCTTCTTTGAAGAATGCTAGAGCTGCGGCTGCAGAAGTTGTAAGTGGTCCTCTGATGCCCACTTTACTTAATATTCTTTTTAGATTGAATACGAAACGAATGAGTAGTGTGTATGCTTCTCTTTTCGGTCCAGAATTTGGTAAGTCTTTTGATTTGATTAGAACTTTACCTTTGTCGTCAATAATACCAAGTTTAAATGCGTTAGTTTTATTGAAAGGTGTTACTAGTAGTTTTAGTACTCTATACGCTATTAAGGCGTCTATTACTCTTCCCATTAAATTGTCCCTAATTCTGACATAACAGTTTGGTTTATTTTAATATCAGTCATATCCTTCTCTGGCATAAAATGTAAGTAAACAAGAATAGTTTTAAGTATTGACCAATGTTGTCTATCTATCTTAAAAAATAATAAAGTAGTAGCAGCATCAACACCAAATACATTTGTCAAAACAATTATATGATTAATAATTAGTCTTGACTTTAATTCTTTAGATGTATCATACTTTCTAAATAATCTTTTCAGATATTTAAATCTTTTCATGTCATCTAAAAATTCTTGTTCATCTACACACGATGGATTATCATAATGTTTTATAGCAAACATATTGATGTTCTCAGGTGTGAGATTTTTAAAATCGCTCATAATAAAACCAATCTGTACATATCAATATATATGTACTTAATTAAACTAAATTTGCAAATACTTTATAAGTGTTGTTAGACTGTTTTTCCCAATTGAATTCTAGTTTTAAACCATTTTCTTTTCTATGAGAAATACCATCACCATTTTCAATGTCACCTTCACCAGATGTTGCATTGTCAGATGTTTTACCATATCTACCACCAAACTGTAAAACTTCTACTACTGATTTACCTTTGTTACCTTCAATTTTAGGTAAAGTGTAACTTAGACCAATAGTTCCTAGTTTCATAGCTAATTGATGCATAGCAGCATCTGGTTGTAAATATTCTTGTTCAGCAAGTGCACCTACATAAGCATTAAGTTTTTGTAAAGATTCAGGATTTGCCACATCAAATATTGCAGTACTATCATCTTCTACTGATTGATGAGCGAACCTATCTGTATATGCTTCGTTGTATTGTTTAAAGCTTTTCATTTTTTATATTCCTTCTTCTTTTTAGGTTTGTCTTCTATTACAACATCTTTGTTAGGATTTTCAGTTGTAATTTCAGAAAGAACCGTATTAGAATCTTCGTATGCTTTTCTCGCCCTTGGCGATAAACCATTTAATTCTTCTTGTGTTAATCTTTCACTCATTTATCTCTCCTACGAGGTTGCAATATCAAGTGCCTGTTGTTTCTCAGGCGGCATTGGTGGTTTTGTTTCTGCGATATCTTTTAAAAATTGGTCGCATTGTTGTATCGCACCAGCTAAAGCATTCAAATTATTTTTCATGCTTGTAATCTTGATTTCACCTTCCTCAATTTGTTGTTTCACAGTTTGAAAATCATGTTCTAAATTGTGTTTTCTCGATTCAATTTGTTCTTTAGTTATACTCATTATATCCTCATTCTTTAGTAAAAGAGAGGGGGCGAACCCCCTCCCAAAGTTTTAAGTAACCAACTTACTCTAACTATTAAGCGTCAGAGAATGCTGGTGCAGAATCGTCAGCAACGAATCCTGACACATGATAGACAGTAGCAGAAGCGCCAACTAAGTCAATCGAGTAAGCAGAAGGTGTCGCTAATGTTAAAATACTGTTTGAGTTACCATCAGAGAATACTGTTGCAGATGTTTGACCAGTCTGGTTAGTATCGTGGTGTACTAGAGCCCCTTTAAAGAAGATAGTATTACCAGCAGTTTTGATGATATGGTCAGTAGCGTCTGCAGCCGCACCACCGTAAATAAATCTGAAAGATAAACCAGCACTTGGTGTTGGTAATGTTACAGTTGTATTTTGTGATGTGTCTGGGAAAACGTTAGTTCTTCCAGCGTTAGTAGCAGCAGTTGCTGTGATTGAGGCAGTATCTGCCAAAGCAACAGGAGCTGCTAATGCGTTCATCATTTCAGCAATTGTTACTTTTTTATTTATTGGTGTACCTGAAGGGTCGTCAACAACGTGAAGTAAATCTTCTCTCGCAGTTGCAGTTCCTAAAGATGTTAAGGCGGTGATTTTCTTATCAGCCATTTTAGTTCTCCATTTAATAAACCCCTTATGTATTCGGGGAATGTTAGCCCAGACATTGAAGTTATCTCGTCAGGGATCAAGTGTATAGGACATTATTGCCCTATACGAATATTTATAATCTTTTTACTACGCAGCTACAGTAATTGTACCAGCAGCAGTTCCTAAAGCAGTTGCACTAGTAATTGTAGATGCAGTATTTGCTTCTTGTGTTAAACGACCAGCAGTAGCACCTTCTAGTTCTATGAACTCATCAGCACTTCCATCATTTGTTCCTTCTTCTAAGACAAAAGTCTCAGTAGATTTCTCGTTGATAGTACCACTATTCAATGCAAGGCAGTTAGCCGCAATTGAAAGTACATCAGAAGCATTTGTAGCGGCATTAGCAGCTGCAATTGCAAGTTCAAATGTAAGTCTGTTTGTACCAGAACCACTAGCATATGCAAGTGCGTGTGGACCACGACCTGAACCTGAACCTTGGTTACCATTTGTGACAGCCAAAGTAGGTGTACCACCGTCTGTAGCA